CCTGCCATAAGCTGCTTGATTCCCTGTGACTTCGCACCCGGATTATCGTTACCATAACCTTCCAGAAGATTGATAACTCCCCAAACTGCAAGTCCTGCTCCGATTGCGACAACGAGTGTCTGTAAAATATTAATTGCTGATGTAAAAAACGCCATAATCTATGTTCTCCTTTCGTAACTCCTGTTTTTCATTGTGATTTTTTACTGGTTACTACTCGGAGGGTTCCGCCCTGATGGGCGGTCTTTCATGCTTGTGCATATCGCTACCTCCCAAAAGGGCATAAAAAAAGAGCTATGTATGTTTTACGTTACATGCTCTGTGCCTTCATTTTCAC